GATAGAATCTTTTTTTGGAAAAAAGATCATTGCTGGGATAGTTGGATAAAATGGTGCATTATTAATGATGCAATTAAAAAGTATGATGAAGATATGGGATTTGATTATAGAGTAAGAAAACACTGGTATGAATAAACTTAGTATTAAAGAAGAGATGCGAGCAATCGACCAACGTGACAAGAGTTGGTGGGATAGTTTAACAGAAGAAGAACAAAAGAAAGTTAGTATCTTTGTGCTAATGCGTTATACCAGTGCAGTACAAACTAAAAATCCAGACATTGAATATCATTATTTGGCACTTACAAATGAACTTGTGAACAAGCACTATAACATCTTAAGACATGAGGTTCAACTGCAACATAAGTTGTTACAATGCGTTGGGTTGGGTAGTACACAATTTCATCCTTGGATACCTCCAAGTAAACAGAAAAAAAGCAAAGCCGGAAAACTTCTCAAGTGGTTGCAAGAACTGTATCCAATATACAACGACGATGAACTAGAACTGTTAGTAGCTAACAACGACAAAAAAGACTTTGAAAACATAGCTGAAGAAATGGGCATGGATAAAAAACAAATTAAAGAGTTATTCAAATGACAACTGCTGAACAGGTAGTATCACAACTAGGAAATATACAAGTGCCACAAGGAAAATTTAAATGTGAATATTGCAAGAAGAGTTTTCAACGTGAAAGCACTCTACTAGCACATAGTTGTGAAAAGAAAAGACGCTGGCAAGCAAAAGATAATCAAGAAGTCTTGGTTGGATTTGCCAGCTATGATTTGTTTTATAGGATTGAAATGCAGAGCAAACCAAAAGAATACAAAGACTTTGTTGACGGTCAATACTATACAGCCTTTGTAAAGTTTGGTGCATACTGTATTAATACTCGAGTAATTGACCAAGAGCAGTTTACACGTTGGTTAATTAAAAACAAAGCTAAACTAAAAGATTGGCCCACTGATAAAATGTATTTGTTGTTTGTACAGGATCATTGTAAACGTGAAAGTGTTGAACGTGCATTGGAACGTTTTGTAGAACATGCAAGTGCCACAGAATACTTTGATACATTTTGGGAAAGTGCAAATGGATATTTGATTGCAGATTGGGTTGAGATGGGTAAGATAAGTCCTTGGATTATTATAAGTAGCAAACGAGCAGAACAAGCTATTAACAATATGACTGCTGAATGTGTTGCTAGAATTGCCAAGTGTATTGATGCTGACTATTGGGCTAAAAAACGACAACTCAATCCACATGACGCACATTTTGTACAGGAGATGATAGATGGCACTACCTGATATTGATATAGATTTTGCAGACAGAACACAAGCACTAGAATTGTTCACACATACGCCAGCTAAGTTAAAACAACGCAAGCATAACACAGGTGTATATTTTCATAGAGTACCTAGTAATCCTTTTACAGACATCTGTACTGTTGAACATACAGACGCTGACAAATATGAATTTTTTAAATTAGATTTATTGAACGTTAGTATATACAAAGATGTTAGAGATGACGAACATCTCAAACAATTAATGGAAAGGGAACCAATATGGGAACTTCTGGAGCACGAAGACTTCGTAGACAAAGTGTTTCATCTGAGCGGGCACGACAAACTATTAAAACAATTGAAGCCTACCTCGGTAGAACAGTTGGCGGCAACGCTAGCAATTATCAGACCAGCCAAACGTCATCTACAGGACAAAGGGTGGCCAACGATAATGAAAGAAGTGTGGATAAAACCGATAAGAGATAACAAGGCTTATTACTTTAAAAAAGCCCATGCAGTTAGTTACGCAATGGTTGTAGTTGTACACATGAATTTACTTTGTGAGCAACTTGGATGACATCTGGCAACGAACTGCATCACCCGGCAGGAAAACTAAGAAGAAACGATTTTTATGGTGGTAGCGAAACACAAAATACACGTTGGGTGTTAGAGTTATTAGAACATAAAAAGAATGGTTATTTTATAGATATTGGATGCAACGATCCGGTAAGAAGCAACAATACATGGATTTTAGAAAAAAAATATGCATGGGAAGGAATTGTAGTAGAACCAAATGCAATACATTTTGGTAACATACTGCACATGCGTACCTGTGCAAAAATACTAGGTAGACCTATATTTGACCATGACGATACCGTTGATTTTATGATTATAAAAGATGACAGGTTACACGGATATAGTGGTATTAAAGAAACGCAAAGTATTAACACTCGACAAACTATTATTAGCAGACAGACAAAATCTAAAATTGTAAAGTTACAGGCAATGTCGCCAAATACACTAGTGAAAGAATATTTGGTACCCAAAGTATTTGATTATCTTAAAATAGATGTAGAAGGTGCAGAACTTAACGTAATTAAAAACTGGCCCTGGGATACAGCTCAACCTACTCTAGTATCAATAGAAGCAGATCCAGAGACTACCGGTAAAGGTGTACTCGAGTACATGAAAGAAGTAAACTACAATCAGGTGCAAAATCCATATTGTAAAGTAAATTATGAGTACTTTTTCTCAAAGTCTGCGGACTAATTGAATATTACGTCTCTTAACTCGTTTTTGAATTATGTTATTTAAACTAATTGTAGGACCATGTAATACTTCAAAGTCTTTAATACTAAATGTTAGCAGACAATTACGAAACTTTTCAAAACTTGTTTTAAAAATAATGTTAATGGGTATCATTCTATTAGTACCCCACCACCATTCTTCACCAATTTCTAAAAATTCTCGTTTGTTGTCATTGTCTTTAATGTGTTCAAAGTTATACATACTAGCTAAATTATTGTCCATATTTTGGATTATTCCAACATATTCATTTCCGCCATACTTTATAAGTGTTAGAAACGGAAATTCATCTAGTAAGTCTTGATATTTTTTGGGAATGTTGTTCATTGTATATACTTAGTCAAATAAATAGTAGTAAGGATTAGAAACATGTATCAAGCAACTATATATCAATATAACCAAAGAGCTGAAGCTCTTATACCTGAAAGAAGAGGTACTCTCTACTATGGACCGGATAATCATAAACCTCTGGTGGCATATAGAGGACTTAATATCGAATTTGACTTTTTTGTTAAAAATACTGATAGAAAACCTCAAACTTTACATAATAAAACATATACAGCCACGTTACTTGATAGAACCACTAAATCTTCTGTTTTAACTAAAACACTTGTTCCTGACGATTATGACTTAGGTAAACTTGTACTCAAGTTAGATCATAATGAAACTCTTGCATTAACTGCCAAGCTATATGATCTCGTAGTTACTTATACCATTACAGATGTACAAGGATCTTATGGAGGATCCAGTGATCAGAATAATAGAATTACTTTTGTATTAGAAGTTAAAGATGGTGCAGTAGCACAACTAAGACCAAGTGAAACAGTAACAGTTTTTACAACTTCTGGAGATGATAAAATTGGTGGTAGAATGGAAGGTCCTGTTATTAATAATAGTAAACAAGGCATTCAAACCGCAGTAGTCTACACAACCGATTATACCGGTGTATACAAGTTTCAAGCAAGTCTTAGTTTACAACCTCTTGATAGTGATTACTTTGATGTTCCTAGTCAAAGTTATACAGTATCATCACAAACTGCGGTAAAACACTACACTTTTACGGGAATGTATACATATGTTAGATTGGTTCATACGCCTGATCCTGGAAACACTGGAACGCTTGACAAAGTCACCTATAGAAGTTAATATATAAACATGATAGTTTTAGACTTTATTCGCCAGCAAATGCCTGCTGGATGGAAGCATACACCTAGTGGTTGGATCAGTGGTAACTGTCCAATGTGCCATAAACGTGGACACAATCCAGACAAACGTAAACGTGGTGGATTTTTGTTTGAAGATGATCATTTTCAATACAACTGTTTTAACTGTGGATTTAAAACAGGCTGGAGTGAAGGAAGGCGTATACAAGGAAAACTGCAAGAACTACTAGTTACACTTGGTGTAGATCCTGCAGACATACAAAGAATTAATTTAGAACTACTCAGAGAAGAAGAGAGTAGTGATATTGCAAAACAATATATTGAAAAGCAACAAGAACAAAAAATAACAATCGATTGGGAAAAAACTAATCTACCTCCAGACAGTTTTCGTATTGGTGAGTATCCAACAGATAAACTAGATAAAAAACAACTAGAACAACTAGCAGTAGCTTGTACATATATTATGAAAAGAGGCATGGACTTTCATGAACATTGGTATTGGTCACCTTACATGCATTTTTCAAATAGAGTAATTCTTCCTTTTTATTATAAAGGTATAATTGTAGGTTATACTGCAAGATGGGTACCAGCTGAAAGATCTGAAAGTATGCCCAAGTACTTTAATCAAATGCCAAAGAACTTTGTATATAATTTAGATTCACAAAAAACACATGATACAGTTATAGTTACAGAAGGACAGTTTGATGCACTACAAATGGGAGGAGTTGCACTAGCTGGAAATACTCCAAACTCAACACAATGTAAAATTATAGAAGATTTAGGTAAAGAAATTGTTTTACTTCCTGACTTTGACAAAAGTGGAATGGATACAGTTCGTGTTGCAATTAAACATGGTTGGTCTGTAAGTTTTCCTCCTTGGGAAGAAGATATTAAAGATGCTAGTGATGCAGTGGTAAGATATGGAAGACTATTCACGGTTAAGAGTGTGCTAGAAAGCACAGAAACAAATGCAACAAAAATTAAAATACTTGCAAAAAGTAGATGTAGGTAGTATAATAAAGGAATATTATGAGCGAAGAATATAGCACAGATTTACAAAAATTGTACATAGAATTCTTGTTGGCTGACAAGGATCTATTTGTGCGGTGTAATGCTATATTAAAAAGCAGTTACTTTGATAGACAATTCAGAGATAGTGTAGAATTTATACAAAAACATGTTGATGAATACAGTGACATTCCGATGTTAGAACAAGTAAATGCAGTTAACAATATTGGTGTAACTGATGTAAAAGCAACTATGACAGACGAACATAAAAATTGGTTTATGGACGAGATTGAAAAGTTTTGTAGACACAAAGCACTAGAAGCGGCAATACTTGCAAGTGCTGATAAACTTGAGAACAAAGAGTATGGCACAGTAGAAGGAATTATCAAAGAGGCAGTTGAAATAGGATTGGCAAAAGACTTTGGTACTGACTATTGGGAAGATCCAGCAGGACGTATACAAGCAATAAAAGATAGCAGAGGACAAAACAGTACAGGTTGGTTAACTTTTGACAAGTATCTATATGGTGGATTTAATTTAGGTGAACTTAATATATTTGCAGGTGGATCGGGCAGTGGTAAAAGTTTGTTTATGCAGAACTTGGCATTGAACTGGGCCTTACAAGGAAAGAATGTTGTTTACATTACACTAGAGCTTAGTGAAGAACTAAGCAGTATGCGACTAGATGCTATGCTTACTGGCATGGGTACAAAAGATGTAATGAAGAATGTTGGTGATGTAGAGTTGCGTGTTAAGATGGCAAGTAAAAAAGCTGGCGGTTTACAAATTGTACAAATGAAAAATGGTTGTACTGTAAATGATATTAAAGCATATATGAAAGAGTTTCAAATACAAAACAATATCAAAGTAGATGCATTACTAATTGACTATTTGGATCTTATGATGCCAGTTAGTGTAAAAGTAAATCCAAATGATCAATTTATTAAAGACAAGTTTGTAAGTGAAGAATTGAGAAATCTAGCTATTGAGTACAATATATTATTTGTGACAGCTAGTCAGTTAAACAGAAGTGCAGTAGATGAAATTGAGTTTGACCATAGTCATATTGCTGGCGGGATAAGTAAGATTAATACTGCTGATAATTTAATTGGAATTTTTAGTAGTAGAGCCATGCGTGAGCGTGGTAGAGTACAAATACAGTTTATGAAAACAAGAAGTAGTAGCGGTGTTGGACAAAAACTTGATCTAAAATTTAACGTAGAAAGTTTGCGGATTGAAGATTTAGATGAAGATGAACAAGAAGATACAAGCACTACAAGCATTTACCAAAAATTAAAAACAAAAACAACTGTGGCACCTGCAGGAGAGAATGTTACAGAAAATAATATTGAAGCAGATCCACAAGTTGATATGGCTGATAGATTAAAAAGTTTATTACGAAAGAGTGATTAATGATTAGATTAGCAACACAACAAGAATTAAAAAAATATATAAAAGATGACCCTGTTAGACCACATATTAGCAAAGAATGGCGCACAAGAAGCGGAAGAGAAGTTTACGTTCTTATACGTGACGAAGAAATTGCGGCGGTAATCTGTGTGGCATTTATGGATGAAGTACCATCTAGTGAAAGTGATATGAAATGGGTTGGTGTTAGTACGGCTGTATTTTATACAGTATGGAGTTATAAGCCGGGTGCAGGAAGAGAAATAGTAAACGGAGTTGCTGATCTAATTAAAAAACAGAGACCTTATGTGAAAAGATTTGTTACACTTAGTCCATTAACTGAAATGGCAGAACGTTTTCATATAAGAAACGGTGCTAAATTTTTAGCGAAACATGAAGAAACTCAAAACTTTGAATATGAAGTTTGCTGAAGCAAAGGTGTTTGTGACCTTATCTTTATTATTTTTGATTGTGAACTGCAAACACTTGAGAAATTAGAAAGTCATTAATATGAGCCAATTTAGAGCCTGTGTTTTGTGTTTGCATGCCATTGATGATTTTGCTCTTATTGTTAATGGATCCTATGTTCATCCTCAGGATTCTGCAACTGCTATAAGTGCTTACCACCAATGCTCCAGCACAGATATTTACTAAATACTACTAAGATGAAGCGAAAAACACGATCAATTTTGGAAGAAATAAATGCAATGTCACCCAAACGTGACAAAAAGCATATTGTTGAGTCCAATGGGCAACAAGTTATAGTTACTGCAATAAACTTGATTAATCTGATTAATGAAAGTTTTGATGTAGAAACAGCAAGTGATTTAAACAAAAGATTGATTAATGCTATTAGAACAAAAGATCCTAAAAAGTTCGCTCGTGGTATTGGTAAAGTAGAATGAAAATAAAAGAAATACTAGTTGGTGAGAAAAAACGTCAAAAGCGTGGTAGCAGACTAAGAAGGTTAAAAGGCAAAAGTCTAATTAGTAGACTTAGAGAAGGCGGTAAAATATTTCCTGATGCTATTCCTTTTGACCATGACATGATTCCTGAAATTATGAAAAGCATCAATGGTGTATTAAGTAAGACCAATACCAAAGCAATTCCAATTGGAAGTGGTGCAACACCTACTAAAGGAAAACAAAGTGGTGACCTTGATATGATTGTTGATTTAGCAGATCTTCAACAAGCATATAAAATGCCAGACCAAGAAGCCAAAGTTATTAGAAAAAAATTAAGACAACAGTTTGACCTAGCAGGGTATAAAACTGCACAAAGTGGTACTAGTGTACATGTAGAAGTACCAATGGCAGATCATACACACCAAGTTGATATTATGGTTGTTGCCAATGCAGAAACAGCAAGCAAGTTTCATACACACAGTATACCAGATGGTAGTAAGTTTAAAGGTGTAAACAAAATGATCACTATAGCTAAATTAGCTAAAGATGCTGGCATGAAGTGGTCACCTTATAAAGGACTTGTAAACAGAGAAACAGATGAATTAATCAGCAGTAACTTAGATGACATTGCCAAAAGATTAATAGGCCCAAATTCCACAGGAAAAGATTTAGGAAGTGTAGAAGCTATTATTTCTGCATTGGGTAAAGAAAAAGGTGATGCATTGTTAGCTGACTTGCGTAGCGATCCAAATTGGAAAGAGCTTGACTAATGCGAGCATGGCAAATACTCACAGAGGCTACACAAAAAGGTAGAGAGTACAATCACTTAGAAGACCTAGTAACATTCGAAGGCAGTAAAGGCGCACTTAAGGCGGCAGAAATACTTACACGACTGGGACAAGATTCCAAAGACGTTAGCATCAAATGGGACGGCAATCCAACATTGTTTTGGGGTCGTGAACCAAATGGTGAATTTGTAATGACTGGTAAAAATGGTTGGGGTAGACAAAAAGCAACAAGTAGTGGACAACTACAAGATTTTATAATGAACACAGGTAAAGGTGAAGACTGGAGACAGGACTTTGCTAGTAGCATGGGTAATATATTTGAGATACTAGAAGCTAATACACCTGCTGATATGAAAGGCTATGTATACGGAGATTTGTTATACTATCCAAGCAGACCTTTTGCAAAAACAGATGCTGGTATACAGTTTACACCCAATAATGTTACATACACAGTTGACCCTGGTAGTAAACTTGGACAACGTATTGCAAGTAGCCAAGTAGGTATTGTTGCACACACATATCATGATGCTTTCGGGGATAAGAATGGAACACCAATAAAAGATACTAATAGTGTAAACAGTAATGCAGTCGTAGTATTAGGACAAACATATGTTACACATCAACCCAAAGTTGATACAAGTGCAGTTCAGGACATAGTTTCAACGGCAAATGCGAACGCACAAATAATAGACACATGGTTAGCGCCGGAGCAGGGACTGAGTAGAAAAGATGCAATTCTCTATAACTATGTTAATCAAATGACCAAACAAGGTAAGTTAGCCCAACTCAGGACAGGATTTATAGATTGGCTAAAAACCAGTAAAGTCAGCCAAGGACAACAAGCAAAACTTATAGCAGGTGATACAAAAGGATTAGATGCTATACTGGAATTGGTTGTTAAAATACAAACTATTAAAAACAACCTAATAGACCAACTGGACAATGCTGGTGCAGACGTAACAGCAAGCACCGATGGTGAACGAGGTGGCGAAGGCTATGTAGCCACCAGAGATAAGATCAAATTGGTACCACGACATAGGTGGAGACCCAACTAGGAAAATATCAAACCATGCATGTAAAAGCAACATTTCCTACCGGACATATTACTGTAGAGTTATTGCAAACTCCGGTTGTAAACAAGTGGATTGAAGTTTTTAATAACTATAAAGCACTTAACATACCTTCTGTTTTACATACAAATTGGATAGCTCCTTGGGGACACGATTGGCATAAACAAAATTCCCAAAGTGAAGCTCTAATCAATAAGAGAGCAGATGCAGTAAAAAAAATTAATGATGCTATAGATAATGCAAATTCACTAATAGACGGAGAAAAATTTCCATATAGAGCATATGAGGGTATGCCATGGATGCATACCAATCGTATACACAGATGTTTTACTACCTCTTCTTTTAAAT